CCCGGCCCCTCCCGGCGGAACAGGTCGGCCAGCCGGTCGGTTCCGCAGTACCACTCGGTCCGCGCCCGCCACCAGGCATTCTTCGCCTTCCGCTCGGCGTCCCACAGCTTTTCGTCAAGCCATTCACCCCAGCTCTGGCTCTGCATCACACCTCCACCTCATCCGGCGTGTTCCCGGGCTGCCCGGGCGGCGCAGGCTGCTGAGCCTGGCGCGGCGCGCTCAGCTCGGCCAGGCGCCTCCCGATGGCCGCGATCTCCTGCCGCAACAACTCGATCCCTTCGCGGCTCGATAGCTGCGCTTCGGTCTTGATCAGATCCGCCTGCACGCGCAGCGCCTCGATGCGCTCGCGCGACTCGAGCTCCAGGCGCTTGGATGCCAGCAGATCCGTCAGCCGGTTCAACTCGGCCGCGAGCTGCTCGTTCTGCTGCGCCAGCGCCTTCATCTGCGCCGCCACCTCCGGCGGGATATGCTTCGCCCCCGGCTTGTCCTCCTCAGCCAGCTCGGGCGGCAACGTCTTGCGCAAGCGCGCCGCCAGCTCATCGGAGCCGGGCACGTCGGAGTTGCGGAACACGATATCGCCGGCGATCTGGAGGAGCTGCGGGTAGGCCCGGGCGAGCTCGGTCAGCATGGCGAAGGCCTCCTGCCGGCGCGTGGCGTAGCTCGGCCCCGTGGCAACCGTGACGTCGTACTTGCCCGCGCCGAGATCGTACCGGCGCACCTGGCCGTCCTCGTCGCGATAGAGCGCGTTCACCTGCACGACCCGCTGCGCCTCGTCCTCGCCGATGATGCGCACCCAGCGCGGCGTGTCGTAGATCCGCGGGATCAGATCGAGCAGGATGCGGCCCGCATGGCGCTGCGCCCGCTGAAGGTTGTCATCGAAGTGGAAGTTCGACGTGTTGGCCTGCTCCTGCCGCGCGAGGATCGCGCGGCCGCTGGTCTCGTTCGACTGCGCCCCGAGCGACGGGTCGAAGATGCCCGTCGTGGCCTTGATGTCGTCGGCAGCTTGCAACGCGCCGACCGAGAGCGCCTGGATCGGCGGCTCGTAGTTGTTGCGCTGCGGCGGCCCGACCAGTTGGCCATTGATGCTCTGCGGCTTGTACTCGAGATACGCGTAGTTGACCAGGTTTGCCGTCCGCCACTGCTCCTCGTGCCCCTCGAACTGCCCCTCGGCGCCGATGAAGGGTGCCTTGGGCGCAAGCATCACCGCTTCGGCCTGCGCGGTCTTGTAGAAGTTGTAAAGCTGCTGCGGATCGCGCGCGAAGCGGATCAGGCTGAACAGCTTGCGCCGGCCCTCGACATAGAGCTCCTTGCCCAACACCGGAATGATCGGAATCCAGCGCCCGGGCCAGTCGTACTCCTCGAGCACCTCGACGCCGTTGGTCTTGATGCACCGGACCGCGCGGACCGCAACTTCGCGCTCGTGCACCACGGTGACGCCCATCTGCTCCATCACGCCCAGATCCACCTCGTCGGCGAAGACGGTTTCGCCGTTTGAGAGCAGCACCAGCCGGCGCTTGCGTGTCTCCACATACCAGTACTCGGCGATCTGCACGCTATCCTCGGTGATCCAGCCCTCGCTATGGCCGATTTCACCGCCATAGAAGTCCGTGGTGGAGGCCTCCGCTTCCGGCCAGCGCTGCTTGAACTCCTCGCGCGAGATCCGCTCGACCACGAAGCAGTAGCGCGCGTCGCTGCGATCCGCTGCCTTAGCAAGCGGGTCGAAGTACACCGTGAACGGGTCAGGGATCGCCTCGATCCGAATCTCCTGGTCGAAGCTGTCGTCAGATACGTAGTCCGTGAGAATCCGAAAGGCCCCGAAGCCGCACGTGGCCGCGTACTCGAACGCGGTCTGGTAGGCCACTTGGGCGTCCGAGTCGTACTCGATATGCCGGATCAGTCCCTGCATCACGCGCGCCGTGTCGGGATCAGTGCCCGAGTCCACCGGCGCCACCTTGATCGACGGCTTGTTGCGCCGCATCTGGTTGACGATCTGGCCGACGAAGGTCGGCAGCCGGTTGATCGTCAGCGCCGGGCGCGAAGCGATCTCCCGCTCGCGCCGCACCCGCTCCGGCCACTGGTCGCCCGCGACGAAGCGAAGGTCCTTGCGCGCCTCCTCGCGGATCTCGCGCTCGGCATCGGCGGCCTCGCGGAACCGCGCCCGCGCCTGCTTGAGTAGCTCGTCGTGCTTCATGCTCTAGTACCAACGGCCGTTGCGCCGCACAAGATGCCCTGCCATACTGGCGGAAACGCCATGTCGATCCTCACCAGTCACACCCGCACCCTGATCAGCGACGACGAGACGACCCTCCTCACCTGGCTCGGCGCGCTCCGGAGCGCCTGCGCCGGCCACGAGCTGCGCGAGGATGCCGCCGAGTTCCTCCGCCGGACCGCGCACCTGCCGGAGGAGCTCGCCGTCATCGCCCGGCCCGATGGCTTCTACCTCGTCATGGACGAGCACGACCAGCCGCTCGCGTGGTACCCCCGGGACGAATCGGCGCCTACTTCGACCCCCGGCCCCGACGCTTGAAGTACTCGACCTGGCGCAGGCGTTTCTCGCCCGCCCTACGCCGCCGCCCGGGCTACTGCGACACGCGCTCGTAGACGATGTTCACGATGTCGCCGGCCTCGGGAATCTGCCCCGCCCTAAAGCGCACCACGGCGCCGTCGAGAGCATAGTCGTCCGGCTCCGTCATCAGCAGCCCGTTGCGGTACACCAGGATCTGCGTCACCAACTCCGGGATCACATACTCGGCCACCCTGCCCGTCGGCCGGTAGGTGATGCGCGCCCACGTTGCCGGAGGCCTCGGCGGCTCGAGCACTTGCAGCTCGTCATTGACAATCGACAAGCCGCGCAACCGCACCAGGACCACGCGATTGTCCACGATGGCCAGCAGCCGACCGTTGCCCATCGCGCGCAGCGACTCCACCGGCACCGTGGTCTGCGCCAAGCCCGCCGCCGTCCACAGCGCCAACGCCAGGCAGGCGATCACGCCTGCCAACACTGTCCACCGGATAAGTCTCTCCATACACACCTCTCACGCGGTACGCCCCGCCGGGGGAGCGTCAGCCGCGCCACAACCCGCTCCGATTCACGCGCTATCGGCCGCCGCCAGCAGGCCCAGCCCCGTGAGGATCGCCACCCAGGCGCCCGGCTCGGCCAGCACCCGCGGATCTTCCGCCGCGGCAAACCCCACCGCGACCAGCGCCGCCAGCCCCGCCGCGCTGGTCTTGGGATTCCGCGCCAGCGCCAAGATGATCCGCTTCACTCGACTCATCCCACTTTCACCTCCGTCACGCGAAGAACTTCTCACCAGCCTCAAGCCGCTCGGCCTGACCTTACTGCTTCTCGCCGTAGGCCTGTTCGCCCTCTTCGGCGGGCTCCACTACTGGCGCAGCGGGAGCAGCAAGCGCCGCTGAGCCGCCCCCTCACACCATCCAGCCGCCCTCGAGTCCGCCCGGGCTGAATTGCGGCTCCGGCTTCGGCCCGCGTTCCGTGCGCGCGATCGCGCCGAACGACACCACCAGATACCGCGTCGCGTCCATCAAGTGATCCCGCTCCTTGACCACGCGCCCCTTCTCGTCGCGCCGGTACAGCCGGTACTCCGCCAGCCAGTTTGTGAGCGATCGAAACACCTTCAGGCGCCCGCTCGACAGCCGCTGCCAGACCTCGTAGATGCCCGCCTCCACGGCTGAATCCGCCTCAGTCAGGGGGATGCCCAGGCCGCGGTAGAGCTCGATCAGCCGCCGACCATCCACTTGACTGCACCCGAGTGACGCTGGATCAATCGCCCCATGAATCCACGCCCCACGGGCGCGTATCGCCTCGGCGTGCACCACCGGTTCGGCTTCGCCGCGGTAGTGCTCGCTGTAGAGGTAGATCACATCGGTATCGGGGTTGCGCGCCCCCCACACCGCCGCGGTCCGATTCCAGCCGACGTCCAGGCCGAACGCGCGCGGCCAGTGCGCCGGCAGGGCGAAGTCGTCCACCACGATGTCCGACTCCGGCACGGGATAGATCGCGCCCGCACCCAGCGCTGGGATGCCCTTCGAGCGCGCGTCACGCTGGTACGGAGGGAGCGACCGCCAGAGCTCCTCCTTGATTTCCGACGTCAGATGCGGCACCTCGTCCCACGTGCAGAAGGTGACGTGCTTCGCGGGCCGCTCGAGGTCTCCGTCCGGCAGGAACGAGAGCACCACATCCGAGAGCCCCTGAAGCGGCGTGAAGGTCACCATCACCAGGCCGCCCGTGGTCATGGTGCGCAGCAGGCACTCGGTGTAGATATCGAGCGGAGGCTCCTCATCGAGCCAGATCACGTCCTGCTCGGTGCCTTGGAACGCCTCCCGCCGCTGGTCGTAAGACTTGAGCACGAGTAGCGACCGCCCGCCACTCTCATGGCGCACCCACACGGTATCGATGGCGTCGGCTACGCCTGCCTTCGCCGTCGTGTGCACGATCCGGTCCGCCGGAATCATGCCCGTGCCAAGCTGGCCAGGCAGGCCGAGCAGCTTGATTTGCACAATCTCACGCACGGTCTTTGCGGTGTCGCCGGCCGCGATCGCCCGGATGGCGCGCGTGAACCGCCGCCCCTCCCACCAGTGCGGATACAGCCCGGTAAGATGGCACGTCAGCTCGTAGGCACCGCAACCCTCGGTCTTGCCCACGCGGTTCGCCGCCATGAACAAGCGCTCGCGATGCTCGGCGCCCGCGCGAAAGAACGCCGTGTGCTTGGGGTAGAGCTCGCGCCTCAGTGGGCCGGAGTCCGGGTAGAAGCGCCGCATCCGGTTCCGTCGCAGGTAGGCCTCCGCCGCCAGCGCCGCCTGCGCCGCCAAGCGCACCTCAGCACTCACCTCACTCACCGCGCCCGCCTCCGCCGCCGCTCGCCTCGCTCCGCAGCACCGCGCCCAGCCGCGCCAGCTCCTCGATCCGCTCCACGGGCAACCGGTCGAAGTCGATCCGCGCCGCCAGTGGCCCGCCGCCGGCGCCCGTGACCTCGTGCTCGATCCGCGCATTGTCGCGGTAGCGCTCCGGCCGCGCCGCCTTGAGGAGGAAGATCAGCAGCGTATCCGAGTACTCGCGGACCGTGCCGCAGACCTCGCCCTGGTAGTAGACCGGCTTCACGACGCCCTTCTCGGCCCTGCGCCGGGCCTCGAGCTCGAGCGCCTCGACCGCCTCCTCCTGCGCCGCGAGAAACGCCTCCGCGTAGGCCGGATCGGAGAGCCACTCGTAGTGCTGCGAGCGCGCGCACTTGGCCGCGCGCGCCGCCGCGGCGATGTTGCCCGTGCGGGCGTAGGCCGCCAGGAACGCCCGCTGCTTCGCTGGCGCCCGCTTGGCCGCCGCCGCGCGCTTCGCCCCAGTCACGTCAGCCTTCGACGCACCGCGCCGCGCAGTCCCCTTTGCCTTACGAGCCGCCATCGTGATACGATTGGTCGCGCCCCAGCCCTGGGTTCACAGCTCCTCCTTAGCGCCGGGTGCGTTCCCTCTTTTTTATGGCGTCGGAAAGCGTCGTGCGCCCCGCCGCCGGCCCCAAATCAACTCGTCTGCGCGCAACGTGCGTGCGCATAGCCGACCCCCGCCCGTGCGCAAACCTTTAGCTTCCAACACGCCCTTCCAACCGCCGCTAAGTCCTTTGTTTTCGCTTTCCCCCGCCGCCCTCCCGCGGAGGACTTTCTGCACACCCCTCCAGCGCCCGCCGGACCGCCAGGCGAACCGTTGATTGCGGCACCCCCAGCGCCCGGGCAATCGCCCGCCAGCTCATTCCCCGGCGCCGCATCCGCACCGCCTCATCCCGCCGGAACACCTTGAGCGGCCGCCCGCAGTGCTTGCCCCGCCGCTGCGCCTCGGCGATCCCCGCCCGCACCCGCTCGCGGATCAGCTCCCGCTCGAACTCCGCAATCGCCGCCAGGATGTGCATCAGCAGCTTGCCGGCGGGCGAGCGCCGATCCGTGTCAATGCCCTGCGTGGGCGCCACGAACCGAATCCCAAGCTGATCGAGCAGCATCACCCGCTCGACGAACTCTTGGAGGCTCCGGCCGAAGCGGTCCAACTTCCAGACCACCACCACCCCGAACTTGCGCAGGCGCGCATCACCGAGCAGCCGCTCGAGCTCAGGCCGCGGCGCGCCCGCCTTGCCCGACGCCTTCTCGACGTACTCCTGCACCTGCCAACCCATCCGCTCGACGTAGGCCCGCAGCTCCGTAAGCTGCATCGAGCAGTCCTGGTCCTCGGTCGAGACCCGCGCGTAGATCGCCGCCGTCATCCTTCGCTTGCTCGCCATCGGCCCCAATTATGGGGCCGGAGACCAAAATTGTCGAGACCTAGTACTGCCGCGCCGCCGCCGTGACCCGCTCGTCAAGCCGCCGCACCTCGGCGGCGAACTCCGCCCGCGACGGATACCGCTGATCCAGCCGCTCGACCAGCTCCCCGATGTCGGCCCGGATCCGGAGCTTGAGCCACGCGTTCCACAGCTGCCCCGCCAGCGAAACGAGCGACACGACCAGCGCCACATGCGCCATCTGAACCTCTGTCATGCCGCCCTCCACAAGCCGAAATACTCCCGGGTCGGGAACAGCGCATACGGGCGCAGCTCCCGGAACACCCGACCGAGCCGCTCCTCGAGGCGGTACACCTCGTGAAAGAACCTGCCCCTCTCCAGCCCCACCCGCCGCGAGCACCGCCGCCATTGCTCCCCGCCGAGGTGATGGTGCCGGAAGATGGTCCACTGCCGCTCCGACAGCGACCGCCGCGCCACCAGCTCCACGTCCGCGAGAAACTCCTCGTACTGGCGCGAGTAGACCACCCAGGGCATGCGCCGCCCCTTGGCCCTGCCACCCCAATACCGCACCTGGATCGGGCGATCCTCTCGCTCGCGAATGTTCCAGACGCGCTCCACCACCGCCCGGCAAATCCGCCGCAGTACGCACCCGCACGGCCGCCCGGGCTCGCCGCCCATGCCGTGGCACTGCGTACACCGCACGTCGGAGTTCGCGAGCAGGATGCCCCGCGGCCACGCCGCCAGATGATCCCCCCCGATCGGCGCACGCCGCCGCCCCCGGCGCCGCACCGCCACCACCGCCGCGCCAGCCATCGCTCGATCAAATCTCGTACAGCCCGCGCACCCCGCGGCGGGCCAGCTCGGCCCGCATCACGGCCAGCGCCGCCTGCTCGATCCGATGCACCGTCACCCAACTCACGCCCAGAATCGTGCCGATGGCACGTAAGGTGAGATCCGCCCCGTAGCGCATCGCCACCACCGCCTGCGCCCGCGCCGGCAACACCGCCAGGCACTCACTCAGGAGCCGCGCTCGCTCCGCCTCCGCAACCAAGAAAAAGGGCGAGGCCGAAGCCTCGCCCCACGGAAGGAGAGTCATGGACAGACGAAGAGGAGATCGAAATGGAGTGGCCCGCTACGCCACCAGGCGCTCGGATACGACGGCCAGGAAGATCTTCCGGTGGCGGGCCGGAATCCGATCGAGCGTCCAGACGCCCCGCGGATTCTCGTGAGTCTCCCGGCGGTGGGAGTCTCCGTAGCTCCGCCTCCGGATCACGTACAGCCGCCGTGGCTCCTCGCGCGCCTCGGCCGCCGCCCATCGCACCGCGCGCACCCGCCGGTTACTGCCGAGCACCTCGACTTCCCCGCGCGCAATCAGCCGCTCCGCCTCGGAGGCCTCCAGCCAGCAGACATGCGCCCCCGCGCGATCAACCAGCCGCACCTTGGCGGGCAACACCCACCCCGCAGCCAACGACACGAGTAGCGTCCATGCGGTAACCGGGAGTCGGCAGAATTAGGTCGGCCTCCTCGCGACCCTGCGCCTACCACGGACGGCGCCGCCCGGGCTGAGGGAGCCCGGACGCAATTCTCTGTCGATTGTACGGCCGAATCCGCGATTTGTTACGACCCCTTGCTCGGTCCACAATCAGCCATGCCGCCGCCGGCGATGTCCGCCCCGCCGCCACCTCGGCCGCCAGCCATGCCACCAGCTCCCTGCACCTCACCCTCATGCCGCGTGCTCCAGCCGTGCAAAGACCTTCAGGCGCCGCGGCCCGGTCTGAGAGCTCACGACGAACCGTTCCTGGTCGGCCGGCGCCATGATCTCGTCCAAGGCCGACAGCGGAAACTGGCAGTAGGCCAGGAACTTGCGTTGCCCGATCTCCCGGTACAGCGCGAGCAGGGATTTGATCCGCCGCTCGACCGCCCGCGCCGAGACTTCCGCGGCGAAGTGCACGCCCTCGAGCGAGAACGACCGCTCGGCCGGCTCGCGCTCGTACCAGCCCATCACCTTCCGCCGCAACTGGTCGTAGCGGTCCTGCAAGCGCCTCAGCTCGCCCAGCCGCACGCCCAACCCGCCCAGCTCGTCCACCACTTGCGCAACCTCCTCTGGGCTCGGAGGCCGTGCCAACTCAATTACCTTCCCCATGCCCGCTAACTCGATGGCATGGGCCGGCGCGATAACCCGCCTCCGCAGATTGTCGAGCGCGCGGCGTTCCAGGGTCGCGACCGCCGCTTGGCTGATGCCGAGCTCGCGGGCAGCCCGACGCTGGCTCACCCCATCGCGATAGCGCAGCGCGACGACCACGCGCTGCCGCGCAGAGAGGGCAGCCACTGCCCGCTCGACCGCCGCCCGGCGCTCGCCCTCGATCGCTGCCGTTAGGGGGTCGATGCCCTCATCAACCAGGTCTCCCTCAAGCGCGACGCTCCCCCGCCAGCCGCGATCGCGCAGACTGTCGAGCATGGCGCCGCGGATTCGCATCCGGACATAGGCGGGGAAAGTGGCGTCCCGTTCGGGGCTGTAGTGGGAAGCGGCGTCGAGCAGTCCGAGCGCGCCGGCCTGCTCGAGATCCTCGAGCGACACGCCCCGTGCACGCCGCGCGATGCCGGCCGCTATGGGCCGCAGCAGGTACGAGTATGATGCGACGATCGCGTTGCGGCTCTCGATGGCGACCGCCTCGCGCTGGATGGTCCGGCGCATGCCCTAAAAACCTCGGGCGAACGAGACCATGCGAGTCGCCTCGGTCTTAAATCATTAGTACCACTTCGCCCCAAATTGTCTCTACTGCTACAATCGCTGGCATGGCCACCTCCAAGCGCACCAGCCCCCGCCGCGGGGCGACCTCAGCCCGTCCCACGCCTGGCACCCGCAAGGCGCAGACGCCCTCCGACCCGCTCTATATTCCCCTGGAACAGGCCGCCGCGCTGGCCGGCGTGTCGCGCAGCTTTATGGAGCGAGAGATCGCCGAAGGCAGGCTTCCGGCGATCCGGGATGTCGGTCTGAAGGTGCACCGCGACGACCTGGCCCAGTGGCGCGGGCAGCCCGTAGCCGCCGCCCCGGCGGTCAAGAAGGCCGCCGCGCGCGCCGGCAGCGCCGCCAGCGCAGCCTGATCAGCGGCGCCGGCGGATAGTCCGGGTCAATCGCGCTTCGCCCGCGCCACTTTCCCCTTGCGGCGCTTCGCGCGCCGCCGGGCCTCGCGCGCCTGAACCATCTTGCGCGCATGCGCTTTCCGTTCCTCTTCCGATGTAGCTTCCCACTTCGCTTTCGCGAGCTCTCTCGCGATTGCCCTCCGCTCCGCCGGCGGAACCTTCGACCATCGCAGGCGCGCTAGCGCCGCGCCAGGCGACTCTTCTTCTGCACTCATACGACCATCATAACATCCTTGCGCACGTAAGGTGTTTCGCCCCGCCGATCTACTAGTACTCCCTCGCTCGAACTAAGTGAATTTTCCACTTGCGTGCGCTCGCATGATCCGCTAGCATGGAAGTAGAAGGAGACCCCTTCAGAAAGGAGACGACCAATGACTGACAAAGAAATGCTGGCGTGCGAGCTCGAACACCGCGCCGAACTCGCAACCCCCGAGGAGCTGGCCGCTGCGCTCGCCTTCGAGCGAGCGCGCAGCGAGGCCAATCTGCGCGGGTACATCCGCGCGATGGAGACCCTCTTGGCGGCGCTCTCGAAGCCGCCGATCCCGGAGGTGCGCGATGATGCGTGACGTGCTGCGCCTCGAGCCGAACGTCCCCGCCGTCGTCGCCTTGTGCTTCGACGACGGCAAAGACGTCCAAGGTCGCTACGGCGACCAGGTCCTCTACACGGTCCAGACGGCGGACGGCGAGCGCGTCATGTATGTGCCGCCAATCGTCCGCACCAAGATCCAGCAGGCCGGACTCACGGCCGGCGAGTGGTTCCGGATCGGCAAGTTCGAGGTGCGGAAGGGGACCATCGAGTGGAGAATTCAGCGCCTCGACCCCGAGGAGCAGGCGCCCACGCTCGGCAAGCCCGCGCCTGCCCCCCAGGAGAGCGCTCACCGGAGCGCTCAAGCACAGCCTACCACGCCAGCGGCCGCACCGGCCAATGGCAAGCCCGCCGCGGCACCGCCGGCTCTTCCGGCCGCGGCCGCCCCGGCCCCCGACCCCGCCCTCGCCCCGCGTCCCCAGACCAAGCTCGAGGACGCGCTCAAGACCGTGGTGGCCGCCTGTCACGCGGCCACCCTCTACGCCAAGGAGATTGGCTTCGCCATCCCGAACTTCACCAGCGAGGACATCTCCAAAATGGCCATGACGCTGACCATCGAAGCCCGCAACGGAGGTGCGCGATGAAGATGAAGACGATCTACCTCGCAGGGGGATCGAGCTTCACCTCCCCCGAGGGGCGCGACTACGTCGCCTCCCTATCGGACCGAAGCTTCGTCGAGGAGCCGCGGCTGTTCGGCTCGCTTCTGCCGGCGATCGAGCACGCTCGCAGCCGGATCGGCCAACCTGTGCATGGCGGCACCATCACCGGAGCCAAGGTGGTCGCGATCGAACCGCGTTCGAAGCGGTTCCCCTGCTACTGCGGCCCCGCCATCGCTATCGCCGCCTACATCGACCGCGACCGCAGCGTCACGAGGGTCCGGCCGCGCCGGTGGCGCCCAACGACGATGGAGGTGCCCAATGAGTAAGCCCAACGGCCACGCGCCTGACTTCTCCTTCCCTGGGCCGGCTACCGCGCCGGCCCAGGCCCCACAGATCTACACCGCCATCGTCGAGCCGCCGGCGGTGCTTTCCCCGAGCCAGGTGAACACCTTCCTCGAATGCCCGGCCAAGTGGTACTACCGCTACATGCTCGAACTTCCCGAGCCGGTCACCTCGTCGCTCGCCCTCGGCCGTGCGGTGGACGAGGCCCTCAGCTACAACTTCCGCTGGAAGGCGGAAACGCGCGAGGACCTGCCCGCCAGCGATGTGCTCCAGGCTTTCGACTGCGCCTTCGCCGAGCAGCTGTCGGAGGCGCAACTAGCCGAGGGGGAGAGCGCCGAGCACCTGCACGAGCTCGGCGAGCAGCTCGTCTCGCGCTACCTGGTCGAGCTGGCGCCCGACGTCCAGCCCGCCATGGTGGAGCGCGACGGCGAGAAGACGCCCGCGGTTCAGGTTCCGGTGCGTGGTGAGATCGCCGGGGTGCCCGTCCAGGGCATCATCGACCTGATCACCGAGGACGGCGTGGTGGTGGATCTGAAGACCGCCAGCCAAAAGCTGCCCGGCATCCCGCCCGACTACCGGCTCCAGCTCGCCACCTACTGCCGGCTCACCGGCCACACGCAGGGGCGGCTCGACTGCATGGTCAAGACCAAGACCGTGCAGTGCCACCGGCTGAGCACCGAGATCGGCGCAGCCGATCACCGCTACCTCGAGGCCATCTACCCCGCCGCGCAGGAGGCGATGCGCACTGGGGTGTATCTGCCCCGCCGTTCCTCATGGATGTGCTCGCGCAAGAACTGCGCCTTCTGGCGTCAGTGCGAGGCCGACTATGGCGGCACCGTGAAGAGCTAGCCGAATCCCCGGCTCACGATGAGGCGGCTCCCGGAGCGATCCGGGGCCGCCTTTCGTATCTGGCGGGGAGAACCGGCAGCCGATCGGGTGAGCTTATGGCCCAGATCCGCATCCCACGCTCGGCCACGCGCCGGAACGCGATCACCTACGCCAAGCTGCTCTACTGGGTGAATGAACCCGCGCTCACTGGCTACGACTTCGAGGGCATGCTCTTGAGGCCCGGGCAAGCGCTCGAGGAGAGCGCTCTATGGCCTGGCGAGGACTGGCCGCGAATGCCTGTCCTGCTCGAATGCGCCGGCAACGAGATGCCCGGTTGGGGGCATCGGCGCACGCCGGTCACCTACATTCTCTGGCGCTACGAAGGGGGCGAGTGGCGCGAGCTGGCCCGGACTTCGGCCATTGGTATAGAGTGGTGTCTCATCCTCGGTCCGGTGGCGCGCCGGGCGGTGGTAGGCGAGATCCCGGCGCGCTCCGCCCGCGAGTGCGCCGAGATCGCCGATCAGATCTATCGGGCGATCGAGGAGGTGGTTTTGAGGCGTCTCACTCAGCCGGACGCGGCGCATGTGGTGGCGCGGCTGCACGACCTGCTCGCGACGCGGGTCTTACAGGGACTTGACGACGGAGGGTCACTTAGTATATGCTTCCCACTAATGCCTAAGCGTAAACAGAAAGCCCGCAGGCCCTCACGAGCAGAACTGTCCCGGGCGGCCCGAATCCTCGGTGCCGAGGGCGGCAGAATCGGCGGCCGAAGGCGGGCAGAAAACCTGTCAAAAGAACGGCTTTCAGAGATCGGCCGGATGGCCGCCTTGGCGCGTTGGGGTCCGCCCAAGGAATCAAGGGGAGTGGCGTGAAGGTGGCGGAATATCCATTATCGGAACAACGCTGCGGGCTGCGGCGCCTCTTGCCCGCGGATCATCTCGAAAGCGGGCTTTCGGCCGACAATGGAAGTCCGGTCGGTT